GCCAGTATTACCCCCAAACAGGCAGAACCAAACAGAATCGAACTTGGTTCAACCAAAATTAGATCAGGGTGGTCATGTTCGGCCTCGATTAGAGACGGCGCGCAGGGGGGATAGTGAGGGTAGCCATGGTCCGGCAGCTGCGGAGTGGTTGCGTGATGTTTATGGGATGACGTTGCGGCCGTGGCAGGCTTACGCGTTGGATCGTGCCCTCGAGTATGACAAGGATGGGCTGATATGGGCAAGCGTAATTATCACGGTCGGCAGGCAGTCGGGCAAGAGTTGGTTATCGCGTGCGGTGTGCATGTGGCGGCTACACAATGCGGAGTTGTTTGGTGAGGAACAAACGATTATCCATGTGGCCAATAAGCGAGAGACCGCTATGGAAGTTATTCGCCCGGCGATGCAATGGGCCGTAGAAAAGTACGGGCAGAAAGCAGCCAGGTGGGGCAACACTATGGCAGGAATTAACATCCCGTCGGGCCGGTGGATTATTCACGCCGCGAACGAATCCGCCGGCGTCGGCTACTCCGCTGGAATGGTGTTCGCCGATGAGGCGTGGAAGATAGAACGCCGCGTCATCGAGGACTCATTAGCCCCGACAATGGCGGAACGGAACCAACCGCAGCTGTGGCTAGTGTCAACGGCCGGCGACTCATCCTCGGAACTTATGCTCACCGCTCGAGCCAGGGCGATAGACAACCTGGACACACCGACCTCTGAACTACTCCTAGAATGGAGCGCGCCACCGGACGCGGACCCCGACCTAGTATCGACCTGGCAATGGGGCTCGCCTGACTGGTCAGAAAAGCGCGAAAAGTTTCTACGGCAACAATGGGAACGGATCGACCCCGGCGCATTTAAACGCGAATACCTTAACCAATGGATAGTGAAAGATAACCATTGGATGGGGTCCGGCGTGTGGGATACCTGCGAGGATCCAGAGCTAGTGCTCGACGTGAACCAGCATTGGGCCGTGGCCTGCGAGTCAGATTTTGACGGGACCTCTCACGCGGTCGCCATCGCCTGGGTAAACGGCCAGAATCTGATTGGCGTGAAAGTCACAACCCATAGGACGATTAAGGATGTTGACGATCGCCTAGCCGAGATCCGCGCCCTCAACCCTGACCTACATGTGCAAATAACGCCGTCATATATTGACCGGCTAACCTCACACACCGACGGGATCGTCGGCCAACGGGAAGCGCAGATAGCCACTCAAGTAATGCTCGACGCGTTCAATCGCTGCACAATCAGGCACGACGGCGACCCCGCGCTACTCGATCAGTTCACCAGGTCGACGATCTCCAAACGCTCCGGCGGCTGGGTGTTGTCGAGCGTTGCGGGATCCGGCGGCGTTTACGCGGCCCGCGCCGTCATGTTCGCACTAGCACAAATCACTAAGCAACCTAAACCCCGACCGATGATCTACTCACGGTCGGCGACACGCCGATAACCACGACATCCCAAGACACTAGGTAACGTGTGCTAAGCGATAGATAATACGGGGGTGGCTCTACTCTCCCGTGGGCTCCGACTAGTCGGAGCATCCCAAGCGATCTCTAACGATGTCCAGGCAGCGTCAAAGATGGTCGCGGATGCTCCGACAGTCCGGGAGGCTAACGCGCTCCTAGCATCAATTACGGCGTCCGGCCCCTACCGGTCGATAGTGTCCAGCGCTTACCAGGTGCCCGCGTATGTGAAAGCCCTAAAAACGTATTCGCACACGATCGCCACATTCCCGCTGCGCGAATATGTCGGCATTGATCAGGTAGTCGCCCGCTCATTTCTCAATCAGCCCTCAACGATTGGCACGTACTGGTCACAGATGACCAGGCTAGTTGAGGATTTACTGCAATATGACACCGCGTATTGGTATGTCACATCGAGGACGTGGGACGGATTCCCCGCAAGTATTGAGCGGATGCCGTTTACCGAGGTCAGTTTGCAAAACCCTAACCCGTTCGCCGATATTCAATTCCAGGTTCCGATAGGGACTGTTTGGTGGAATGGCCTAATGATCCCGGGGTCCGAGGTGATCAGGTTTGACGGTGACGGGCTCGGCGGTTGGCTAGTGACCGGAGCCGCAGCGATCAACACCGCAGCTGCACTCGAGGCGGCTACGCAACAGATGGCCGAATTTCCGCTACCTCAAATAGTCTTAAAGAATAACGGAGCCGATCTACCGGCCGCGGCCGTAGACGCTCTCCTTGATGCGTGGGAGACAGCACGCCAAAGCCGTACCACCGCGTACGTCAATAGCACGATCACGACGGACGCTATGGGATGGAACGCGGCAGACCTGCAGCTCGTAGCGGCCCGTGAGGAATCGGCCCTAATGATGGCCCGGCTCTGTAATTTGGATCCGGTATGGGTGGGTGCTGGTGTTCCCTCGGGCAGCTTAAATTATTCAAATAGAGTCGATTTATATAGGCAACTTTTAGACCTGTCGCTTTCACCGATCATGGCGGCGATCGCGCAACGCCTATCGATGAACGACGTGACGCCGCGGGGCCGCGAAGTAAAGTTCGATACGACCACATTCTTGCGCTCAAATCCTGCCGAAATAAGCGCACTAGCAAACATTCTGATACCGCTAGGCGTGTTAACTCCTAACGAAGTCCGCGGCCTACTCGACCTACCCGATCTGGAAGTGACAATATGAACAAGACCGAGACACCATTCGATCTAGTAGTCGACTATCGGGAGGACCGGGCCGACGGCGTAATCGCCACCATGTATGGCCGCGCCGTACCCTACGACACCCCCACCACAATTTCAGGTGTTGAGGAATCGTTTGCGCCTGGCGCGTTCGACCCCGCCGGTGTTATCGGTAAGCCCCTCGCTTGGCGGCATGACGCACCCGTAGGTGTCATCACTGACGCGAGCAATGAACCCGACGGGCTCTACATCACCGCAAACATCCTCGACACAGTCCAGGGTAGGGACGCGGCAACATTGGCAAAAGCGGGCGCCGTCAAGGGATTAAGCGTGGGGTTTGCTCCCCTAAAAAGTTTACGGAATAAGACAGGCTCAACAATTAGGCATCTCAGCGCTCAACTATTTGAGACGTCACTAACCCACATGCCCGCCTATTCAAGTGCGGGTATTTCATCAATTAGAGAAGAGACGACAATGGATCCAGAAGAGACCACCGAAGAGGCCGTTGTGGTCTCAGAGGATAAGGAAGCCCGCGAGGCTATCGCGCAGGTCCGCGAGAGTGTCGCAAAGATCGAGGCCCGCGCATACACCGCCGAGCCAGTTCACCCGCTAGCGCAGTACCGCAGTTTTGGGGATTACTCCAAGGCAGTACTCAACGGCGAGACCGAGTCACGCGCACTATTCGACCAGGTCACCGGCGACTCCCCCGGAGTATTGCCCCCGAATTGGATGCTCCAGGTCATGGGCATTATCGACCTCGGACGCCGGGTAATTAACGGAGTCGGCGGGCCACAATCAGCAGGGACCGCAGGCATGGACATTAACTGGCCATATTTCGACGGGTCATTGACCGCGATTGTAGAAGCACAGGCGAACCAAAAGGACGAAGTCAACTCAGTACAAATCAGTATTGAAAAGGGCACCGCAACACTCGACACCTACGCGGCAGGCTCGGACATCTCCTACCAGCTCCTGCAACGGTCAAGCCCGTCCTACCTTGATGCACATAACCGCATCATGGCCGCGTCATACGCGACCGTCACGGACCGTAAGTTCACGGCCGATCTGTGGGCCGACGGCACCGGTATTCAGGACTACGACTTCGCGGCCGACACCACGGGCGCAGGATTCCGCGAGGCAGTATTTGCGGCGTCCGTCAGTGTTGAGGACGCTACAGGGACACCCGCTACCGCGGTATTTGTCTCAACAGCAGTCTTTACCGCTATTGGCGGTTGGTCAACATTCCAGCCAGAGCCCTACACCGTACAGAACGTGTCGGGTGTTGCGACTGCGTCCACCCTCCGCGTGAATGTGTCGGGGCTTCCTGTTATCCGCGCCGTATACCTCGACAGCAATGCGGCCTACAACGCCATTGTCACCAACGGCGCCGCCGCCCGCTGGGTTGAGGACGGACCACGCCTAGCAAGTGCCGAAAATGTCGGACAGCTTGGACGCGATATAGCTATCTACGGGTACGGCGTCACCGCGCCATTCTTGCCCGCAGGCATTGTCAGAATGACAAACGTCTAAACCGGGTTAGGTTAGGGGATTACTGATGGCATTAGTGAGCGGTCAAAATGTGGCGGATGCGCTGCAATTGACCTATGCGGATGACGCGGCCGGGTTTACCCAAGCCGCTGCAGCTGCGCAACTCACTGTCGGTAATCTCCTAACCGCCGCCGCACTAGCCGCAGAAAATGCAGCATGTAAAGAGGCGGCGCTTCAGGTTGGGATTGAGATCTACCAGGCACGCACCTCAGTCGGTGGCCAGATTGTCGCGGTCGACTTCACACCCGGCCCGTACCGTCTAAGTGTTTGGTTAATCCGCAGGGTCTACGCCCTGATAGGTCCATACATGAACCCCGCGGGGATGGTGGGATGAAATGCCCAACGCCCTCTCAACAGATGCCAGGCTAGAACTAGCCGGGCTACTAGCTGCGGTCACCGGTTACAAGGTCCACGACGTCGCACCCAATGTACCAATCCCACCGTGTCTAGTGATCGTGCCGGATACGCCGTGGATAGTTCCCGAGCGCATAGGTTCGGTACTTAACTATCGGCTACGGCTCAAGGTCCTAGTCGTGGTGGACTCTCGAAATAATACGGCGGCGCTAAAAAAGATGGAGTCAGCGGTCGAGGCCGTAGCCGTCGCAGTCGGTGACAGTTTCATTATTGACCAGATAAGCCCTCCACAAATAACCGACACCGGCGCCACCGCCGTGCTCGTATCCGAAGTCTCTACCACATCCCACATAATCGACGCATAAACTATTTAAGGAGTTAGTCATGGCAGTAGTAGCAGTAGCCGGGTACACGTTTACCGTGTCGCTCGCAGCGGGTGACGTTAGTGATCAGATCACCGACGGCACCATTACCCAGACCGGGACCGTAGTTCGCACAAAGACCCTAGGCGGCGTAAACTTCACACAAACCGACTTCACCTCGGCGGCGTCTTTGTCATTCCTTTACGACGGGGACTCAGGCGTATACAACACCCTGTCAGATGCGGTCACGGGTTTGACCGATATCGCCGTCGTCATCACCGGATCGACTGGCACCTTTACCGGTGACATG